GTATCGGGAATCGCTACGCAACGTGCCGGCAGACCAAGCCGACCCGTTCGCCATCGTGTGGCCGAATCCCCCGTTTGTTATTAACCCGCCACCGACGTGATGCCTACGGACGATAAGCTAGCGGACGAGCGCCACAGCCAGGTGATGGCGGCGGTCATTGCGATCCACCACCGCCTCGACCAACTGAACGGCCGCACGCGAGAGACCGAACAGCAGGTTGCCGTGCTCGCTGACCGTAGCAGCCGCAGCAACGCGCTGTCGTGGTCGTCGATGGGTGCCGTGCTCGCCGGTGGGGCGTACTGGCTGCTGCGATGACGATCTATGTCACCCGAGACGACTGCACTCCCGACCGTACCCTGGGGACGATGCGATTCGAGGATGGGTTTGTCTGTCAGACGCTCGAAGACCCGGTGCGCGACGGCGAGAAGGTGTATGGTGACACGGCGATTCCACGCGGCACGTACCGGGTCACGATTACGAGATCGAAACGGTTCGGAAAGATGATGCCCTTGTTGCATAATGTCGCAGGATTTGGGGGCGTTAGAATACACTGCGGAAACAATACGGACGACACATCTGGATGTATTTTAGTCGGGATGGATCGCAACGTGGAAGCGGAGTCGGACGGATTGCAAATTGGGCGATCACGGGATGCCATGGATGAAGTACAGCCACGGATTGCCGAGGCGCTGGCCCGTGGCGATTACGTCTGGCTCGACATTGTCCAGCCGCGCATCAGCGTGACGAGCGAGTTCCACCTCTCTGATGCGACTGGCGTTCCGTAATCCGAAGCCCGTCGTTAGGCGTGGGGACGTCTGGTCGATACTGTCCCGCCCCTCGCACCCACCCGTGCGGGGCGGGGGACGGGCTTCGGGTTACGATGAAGATACTCAAGATGTTCCGGCTATACAGGGCTTTTTCAAGGCTCTATGGCTTATTGGAGGAGGCGAAAATGAAAAAGAAACTATACCGCAGCAAAACCTTTTGGTTCCAGATCCTCTCTGTGGCGGCGGCTATATCTGGGGCAATCCCGCTCCCTCCTGACGTCACAGCAGCGATTGTTGGGATTATTAACGTCGGCCTGCGGTTCGTGACGAGCGACGGCGTCGAAGTCTAGCGATTATTCGCAGGTGTAGACCGCCGTCTGTCTACGTAGCCCTGTCGGAAAGGCCAGATCATGGCCGGTAAAGCTCTTCTCCTGATAGACCACCCGATCCGTGGGCTGGATGGTGAGTCGACCGCTATCGAGGGCCAGGAAATGGAACTCTTTGGCCTGTTCCGGGCAGGCTGAGAATCCATCCCCGATGGGGGCCACACTAAAGAGATAGTGTCCGGTCTGGTGTCTCGTGCCGGTCTTGGCGAGACAGGCTAACCCCGCCAAGTACGGGTATTCGACGGTGCTGAATCGGTCACCGTAGCAATCCCACGTTTGGGCCTCATCCGGCCCGATGGTGTCAGGGGCATCGGTGAAGGCGAGAGCATGGGGCGGGAGCGCCCGATACACGGCCCCGCTTTCCAAAAGCACCGTACACCCCCACATCCGGCCCGGATAGCTCACCAGCCCAAACCAGATACACGGCTGGAAACGTGGGGCTTGGGGCTGGCGGTGCGTGAATCCGGTATTTACGTAGGCGTAGAGATGTCGCGGGAGTGGGCCGATCAGGCTGTGCATGGGTTAGTTGACGCTCTTCTCTGATTACGTTCGGTTGAGCATCAAGCGTTGATGGTGAGCAATTTAGGGAATTCTTCCCGTTCAATCGAATACGATAACCGCGAGAGTTGGTGCTGGCGAACATGAGCATTCCACGCTTTAAAGCACCACGCCTGTGATACCACAGGATTCGCACGTCGCGTCGCGCCTATACGATTCATGAGCAGCTTGTCTCGTAACAATCGGATAGGGTCGTTCTTCCGGAGAGTAATCCCATCGCGAAGGCGTCCAAAAAATTCATCCACGCGTGGGTGTTCCCGGCTCAGAAATTGGACTACCGCAAGAAGAGAAGTATGTCCGAGTCTGCATCTTTCCGACATTTGCGTGGATACTTGCAGGGCTTCCCCATTCGTAATGATAAAGTCCATCAGGATATCGACGGGAATGGCTCTCTTTTTATTTCCGGATGAATTAGCGAAGACCATCCCGTATTTATGATAGAGACACACGCGCTTCGCCACTGCAATGACATTGTGCGTGTAGGCGCATCCTCGCATTTCCAGCAAATGCTTGACCGACCGTGACATCCCCTGGTCAATCGTCGTAAACGACGATGGGTCGATATCATTCACGACAAGAAACGGTAGCGTGACATCGGCTTCCAGCAGGGCATGGAGGCGATGTTGGCCGTCCAATAGTTGTGTGCCGCTGAATTTCAGCGATTCACCGTTTCTCTGCCATTTCCCCTCTTTCATCATCTCGGCATAGCGACTCACTTGGGTGGCATTGACGCTCCGTTGCTTCAAGGGAGACATATCTTGTGCGGAAAGAAAGCTCCTAGCCATTACTGGTGTCACATACATTTCGGAATAAGTCATCGGTCGCTCCTGTTATGGGGAATACAGAATTTCCGTTTATCATGGCTGCCCTCGTCAATCCGCCCCACGAGATCTACAAAATCCTCGTAGCGCAGTACCACCAGCCCCTCGGCGTCCCGCTGGCGCGGTTTCTTAAGCACCAGCACCCCAATCTTCTTGTGCGGCGTTGCATCGCCCACAATGCCCCTGAGCCAGTCCCACAGCCATTGGGGGAGGCTCTTCCGCAGCTTGACCTGGACATGGAACAGGGGGGTCACCACGTCAGCCCCGTCTCGGTCTACCCCCGTGACGGGAATGCGCTGACCGAGCAGGTCTTCCGCCACGCGGCGTTCTGAGGCTTTCCAGGTGGATCGGGCGGTCATGTCCGTCCCCTACAGGCACAACAGCCGTGGTTGGGAGTGACGGCATAGACCGTGCGCCGGCAGCATCGCCACGTCACCAGACGAGCCTGAGACTGGCGATCATCGTAGCTCATGAGCATCTGTACTCCACTGATGGGCACACACGTTACAGAAGTAGATATTTCCGCCATCCTTTTGGGGGGAGATGCGCTCGATTTGCCTAGCGTCTCCGCATTTGGGACAGCGTATGTCGGATGTCATGGTGTAGGTCGCAGGATAATCACGGCGGACGGAAAGGGGGCGCTGCCCGTGCCATCCCCGAATTTCAACCGACCACGAAGGAAACGCACCTCTACCCCCGGTCGAGTTCGATGAGCGTCGGTATCCCATACGCTTTCATGCCACCACTTTGTATCTGTGCGGCTGGGTACAAGGCAAACCACGGTGCAGCCTCGTGCGGCCTCCTCGGTCGCTTTCGCCATGAAGTAACGAATCCGGCTATACGGGGGATTCATCCAGACCGATGGGGGTGATGGGCGATGTGACGGGAGAAGGCTCCATCGCGCTTTCAGCGCATCTCGATCACGGTCGAGAAAGGTGGGGCTTTTAGCGTTCGCTGCGGTGGCGGCGGCATCAAGTGTAAAGCGGAATTCTTCGTCCAGCGCCGTGTACAGGTCATCAGGGGTTGACCACTCATCGGAGGCTCTCGAAAATAACGCGGAACCGAAGGAGGGAAGATTCGTTTTCACTGTGGACTCGTTCGTAAAAAAGGTTTCAGTCGTAATCACCGGGTGTCGCAGCACCGTCAAGCGTGGTGAGTGGTTCTTTGAGTTTCCGTCCCCTGCGCTCCTCAACGTTGCGTCCATTACGTCGTGATGCCTTCGTGTGTGCCTCTATCGAGTGCGCCTCGGCCTCTGCGGTGAATCCATTCTGCGGAATGTCGAGCCACCAACTGTCACGCGTCGGATCGGGCTTCACCATCGGCCTCCACCCCCCGAATCCGTATGACGCCGGTCGCGTGGCCTTATCCTTCGGCATGGACATGGTTAGTCTGTACACGCACATTCAATGAGATCGTTGTCGTCAAAGTCAGTGTCTTTGAAGAGATCGGGCTGGTTAAGCATCGTCCGATAACTTGGCCTATCTAGCCTGAATTGATCCGATGTATGATTCTGATCCCATCGTTCGTTCCTGTTCTGTTGCATCCACTCCTCTTGCTCTGCCCACCACTGAGCAAGCTCTGGATGCTCACGCACAAGGTTGACGGTTTTCCCGCGACTCTTTAGGAAACAGAAATCGCAGTTTCCTTCGTCTGGGCGAAGCTGGAGATCAAACGACTGCGCCTGCCAGAATGCCGTCACATCGTCCAGTGTTACACCAGACTCAGCAAGCGGAAGCGCGATATCCCAGCGTTCTTTCCGCTTTTCTTCTGCCGCTTTCATTTTCGCCACGCGCCTCGGTTCGTCAGCGCGAATACCCACAACATTCGTCCAGTGTTGATGTCCGAGCGCAAGCATGAAGTCCCTCATGGGCCTTATCTTTAGTTCTTGCGTACAGAAACGCATCACCGGATTTGGTAACATTTTACGGTCGCGTATAAGTTGCGTGAACTGGCCCGGACGCTCTACCCACCGTATGGGTGTGTTCCACTGCGTGCCAACCTCGCGCACGAAGTCAAGCGTCTCTACCCGCTCCTTACCGGTGTCGGCAAACACCACATGCACGTCCGGATGCAACCCCGCGTCGAGAATCTTCCGCAACATGTACCCAGATGTCCGACCGCCGCTGAAGGAGACCACGGCTGGCCCTTCGATTTCATAGGGGTTATTCACCAGTTATCCTTCGGCGTGGACATGGTTATAGTGTCCAGCCACTTGCCACAGCACCCGATAGCTGAAGCGCCGCAGATGGGCGGCGAGGCCGTCCAAGTCGGACGAGTGGAAGTCCAGTGCCTGGTCAGCGTAGTGCAGACTGTTGGTGACGTGGATGTGGTCGTTGGCCGAAACCACCCGCAGACTATTGCCCGTGCGTGTGGCCCACGTCGCCGCCGTGTGAAACATTGGATGGAGCCTCTGTGCCATCGTTACGGGGAGTCGAAGTCCGAGGACGCCGACCTCGACCCCTGCGTAGGGGGGACGAGATACCCCTGGGTGCTTAGGAGGATATGGACGCTTTCTAGGCTTTGTGCTTGGCGGAGTAGCAGTTCGCTGAGCCTCTCAGTACGCTTGGTTTCCTGATGCGCCATCAGCCCGACGACCGCTGCCGCGAGAAACCAAGGGAGGACGTGTTTCCTGAATTCTGTCCATATCACCATGTTCTATCACTCCAATCAGTCCACCACCACCTCGCGATCCAGCCGATGCCTCCGCTGACCACCGCGACTGTGACCATTGTTAGCGCCTTCCTTGACCGCAGAAACACCAATGTATTGCTCATCGTCAGCCTCTCTTACTCCTGCCGGCGTCAACGGTAGTCGCGAATTGCTGACAGAAAGCGTTCGCCGAGGTCGTCCGCCTTCCGGGCACCTACGCCCTTCACCGAGCGGAACGCGTCGAGCGAGGTCGGACGCAGTCGAACCATTTCACGAAGCGCGGCGTCATGAAAGATGATATACGGCGGTACGGCGCGTTCACGCGCCGTCTCGAGCCGCACCGCTAGAAGGCGCTCGAAGAGTAGGTGGCCGACGCCTTCCCACGACTGCCGTCCGTCAAACGCCGCGTGCCACTCCCGCGCCAGCGTCTGGGCTTCGGCGACCTGCGCGGGGGTCATCACCTTCGCCACCGCGTCACGAACCTCTGCGTATCGCGTCTGGTTCTCTGCGGACGCACGAGACGCAGCGAGGTTGCTCCATTTATGCGACTCGACGTAATCCTGCGGGACACCCCGCCCAGTGAAACACATCGCCCCGAGGTTAAGCTGCGCGATTGTGTGTCCCTGCTCTGCGGCCTTGCGAAACCACGACATCGCTTGGGCGTCATCCTGCGGGACGCCCCGCCCGGTGCCATACATAAACCCAAGGTTGGCCTGGGCGTCTGCGTATCCCTGATCTGCGGCTAGGCGAAACCACAACGCCGTTTCGGCGTCATCCTTCGGGACACCTTGTCCGGTGTAGTAGTAATACCCGAGTAGCCATTGAGCATTCGCGTCCCCAGTGTCCGCCTTCACGCGCAACGCCGCGATGTCACTAGGCATCGGTGCCGGTGTTACTATTTTTGCCATAGCGTTTGTGAGTGTCCGTACGGACTTTGGTCGTCACCGGCCATGTCCAGTCCACACCGTGAAACTCGACGCGGTCTGACTGTCGGTGCTGGCGCAGCCAGCGGGGTGACAGGCGACCCATGGTTTTTGAATGGGTCAGTCGTCCGATATTCCGCACACTCATCAGCACCTCGCGTGTGAAACATAAAGCGGAGGAAATCCATTGCGGCACCCATTTCAAAACGGGATGTCCGACGCGGTAATAGGGGCCGCTTTCGGCGTGGCGACCCACGTGTCGAGCGACACGGAGTGCGTGTCGCCGTACTGCCCCACCTCCCGACGCTCTCTGATCACCAGATTCACGTAGCCCCGCTCGTTCGTGTGCTGGGCGATGAACTCTATGAGATCTGTGGCCTTGGACGAGACATTGAGGAGTGATCCCCCGTTGGGGAATACCTTCTTCTTGGCGCTACATCTCAAGAAAATCATCGGAGCTTTGTCAGGCATCGGTTTCCTCCTGCGTCTGTTGTAACGACCGAAGCGCGTCCACCTCATCGTGGATTTCGCGCAGAAACACGGCAACCGCCTCGGCGTGTGCGGCTATCTTCGCTTCGTCTCGCCACTCCCTGACGAAGAACGCCCGAAGCCCGGGTGGAAGGCGATCATCATACGAGAAAAAGTCGATGAATTTATAGTCGGGGCCAGCCACATACAAGCTGTGCGTGAGTTGGGCCACATACTGGGCCGGGACGACATCCGACCGCAAATACGCGACGTGGTTTTTCGTTGTGGGATTTTTGCATTCCAACAATCCACGGTCGTCTCCATCCACCACCAGCCCATCCGGGCTACACCCGCACATCCCATCATCCGATTCGAGGAACCCGACACTGCGATCAACTACCGCGCCGTGTAAACTCTCGTACACGAGGACAGAGGCATCTTCCTGGTCGATGCCATGCTGCATGGCGGCGGAGGCCACGAAGGGCGTCTCGCAGGAATACCCTGTCAGATGCTCACACGCAAGCTGCATCCGTAGATCATGGCGTTGCGCCGACCAGCCACTCTTCGTGGTGGCGAGCATCTTCCCCGCTTGCGAGGCGGTGATCTTGCCTACGCGGATCTGGAACCATTCGTCAGACCGCTGCGGCATCAGATGCACCGTCACGATTCGCCTTGCACGGCGGCGGCCGACAATTTCAGGTTCGCCCAGCGCTGAGCGTGGTGGTCAGTGAGATACGCCCGGAACGGCTTCGGGCTGGCCGTCCACGCTTGCTTCAGCGCAACCTGCCCCTCGTTTGCCGTCGTTGTCAACGCATCAATCCAATGCTCAAATCCATCCGGCGGGATCGCTGCCGGGGCCGCATGAGACTGGGCACTCTCGGCGTCATCATCGACGGGAGCAATTGAGCAGAAACTGCTCAATCCCGCTCGCCGCAGGTAGGTGACGATACTGATAATCGCCTGTGGGCTATCGTCTTTCGCCGTCGCGGTCATCGTTCCCGACATCCATTGCCCACTCGCATGGAGCAACATCGTCTCCACCGACACTTTCGCTCCATCGGCACTAGGGTTTTGCATCACGCTCAGCCCATGCTTGGTAAGCGGCTCACGCACCGCCGACCAGCAGGACGCCAGGTCGGAGTATTTGCTCTTAAAGAACGGGTTTGCCGCGTTCTTGTGTGCGCCGGAAATTTCAGCCTGTGCCAAACACAAGGCCGCTCCGATTTGGTCAAGCTCTGGACTAGTGTTCATATCGTCTCTCCTGAAGCACAGGCCGCTGCGTCCTGTGCGATCTCGTCCACCACTGTTTCAAGCCACCCCTCATGTTCAAGGAGTCTACAAATTGCGTGATTGAAGGTCGCGTTGTTTCCCCCGCAGGTGCGTAAACTCAGCCGATACAACGCCCCCGGAATCTTTACTCGTAGGATCACAATTGCTCACCTTCCTCGGCGGTGACGCCCTTGATTGAGCGACCTACAGATACTACCTGAGTAGCACCATTATGTCAAGTGTTGCTCGGACGGCATCTGAATCGTTCGCCCCTGGTGATTACGCAACCGGTATAACACGCGGCTCATATGCTGACGGATAAACAAGGATGGTCGTCGCCGTCCCTGCTCCCAGGCCTCGACCGTGCGCCCAGAGATGCCGACCCTGTTTTCCGTCGCCCAGTGCGAGGCGAAATAGCGTACGTTTTCGCGGAGGACATTCCTGCGAAGGTGTTTGATGTCAGGGGGGGGCCACGCGTGTTGTCGCTGTCGCATACGACGCGTAGCGTATCACGAATCAAAGAACGCAGGATCGGTCGTGTGGAATAGCCGCTCGAAATTGCGTATATCAAACATGTACGACTCAGTCGCATTGCGCTCTGCTAGCGACTGCCGTCGAGCATAGTAATGTGTTGGCGCACCGCTTGCGATCAACGTCAAGATGGCCGCGAGCGGGACACGGTAGACGCCCCCCAGATAATCCACTGTCCGATCACGCCACTGCCGGTGTCTCCAGTTCACCCAGAAGTACAGCACGATGTCCGGATAGGATTCGCGGTAGTACCGCACGTCCTTCAGGTTCAGCGTCACGGTATAACGTGGGTCAAGCCCACAGGCGTGAGCCGTAAAGAATGGCGTCTCCTGTGCCTTCAGGTCTGCGATCTTTCCGTCAACCAGCAGGTCTGGCAGCGTTGGCGTCATCGCTTTACCTGGGTTGATCTGGATATCGAGGTCGAGCCAGTCCTGCCCGAATTCCACGAAAGCGGCCTCCAAAGTCTCCCCATGTTTCCACCACCATGCTCGGTCTTCCGTATCGTGCGGTTGGCTATCCACTCGCTCGTCCCCGCCTATCGCCGGCCGGCACCTTGATGGCAACGCTGTTGCTCGTCGCCGCCTGGAACCTCACCAAACACGCGCATTTCGTCAACGTCGGCAGCGGAAACGACTTGCCCATATCCGCGTAACCAGTAATCCACCCGCTGCTGTTGCAGCCGTCGTTGCGGCACGGCTTGAAGGCTGGACGGGTGTCGATGGGCGGCTTACGCTTTGGCATCACTCAGCACCATAGCTAGTGCCAGCCGTTCGGCCTCGGCTCGGGAATACCCCGCATCGAACTCCAAGATCGCCGCTCGTTCATCAAAGTCGGCTTGCTGGGATTCAGTCAGCTCGGGCGCACTCATCGGCTTTTCTCCTGTACTGCGAATTTCACCTGATTCTCGCGCTTGCGGATCAACGCCGGGTTGCTGTCGTAGCAGACGCATCGACCGACCCACTCGTGTGGCTCATGATCGGCCAGCTTCCCACAATCGCGTGGAGCCGACCACGGGGATCTCGCTGGGGCCGTGTTCCCACACCACCTCGACGACCATCCACCGTCAGAGCATCGCTCGCAGTAGTATTTCCACTCCCGCGTGACCCTGATCGGTGTATGGTTCGGCACCTCGTAGACTGTCGGCTCGGCCAAGTCCGTCCCGCGATCCTCTTCGTGTCTCGCTGGCTGGGAAAAATGTCGGACTTGATCACAGTCCTGGAGCAACTCGGCTGGAGCCGGAAAATCCGTTCTCGTCGTCAGCGCCCTCAACACCCCAGCCCGAAACACCAGCACCGGCACCTGCTTGTTCGTCATCGCCTGGAAATGTCCACTCAGATCTGACGGGACGAACCGGAGGCCCAAGAGCGGCCTAATCTCAGTTTTGAATATCTCTTTAGTAATCACAGTGATTCCAGTGCTTGTTCGGCGCGGCTCAACATGCGCTGAGGCTGCGCGGATGGCCTGTCTACAGCCCGTCCAAGCCACGACACAAGAAATCGAGGCATCCCCTTGGCCGTCTTCAGACGGTTCGCTCCCAGCCACGCCTGAGCCTTCCGACACTCCGCGAGACAGTCAAGACCAGAATAGGCCGTCCCCCACTCGTCGATCTGTAATTGCGTCAACGGCCATGACTTCACCGACCCGATGGTCGTGAACGTCAACAGCACGATTGATTCGTCCGGCTTCGCGCTTGTCGCGGAGCTTTCGTCTCCAAGCTCCCTCACGTATCCAGTATCCATAGTCACGTATCCAGTATCCACCCGGTCGGACGTGTTTTTACACGGCTCGCCGTGTTTTGTCGCGGTATCGTCAGAATAGGCGGGAATACGTGATTCTGGCTCTTTTGGGTGTGGCCGCTGGTGTGTCGTGAACTTGGTGATCCAGATGTAGCGTTTACCGTCCGAGCACTGATACCGGCGAATCATGTCCCGGCCGTGTAATTCCACGGCTAGGGATTCAACGTCTACCGGATCGTATGGGAACACCTTAACTTTTAGACGCCGGTGATCGTCCTCAAGTCGGCCTTCCCTGTCGGCCTGTGTCCAGAGTCCGATAAACAGTAGACGGGCCTCCATCGACAACTCCGCGACGTCTGGATCGTCAAAAAATTCAGGCTTAATTGTGCGTATGCGAGCCATCCGATACCTCTACCAAGGTGGATAAAACCGGGCTTACTGACGTGGTAGCGCCAGCAAATTAAGGCAAGGCCACCCGTCCACTTCATTATGCACATCTCTGACGATGTGTCAAAGCTCACCGACCGCGTGCGCTGGATCCTCGTCTTCCCACAGCGGCTGTTGACCGCTGCCGTCGCACAGCACGCAGTCGTCTATAGCTCCACTCGCCCAATGGTCGGCTGTTGGGAGTCGCACCCAGCCCCGACCGGTACAGTCTGGACACGCCGTCGGTTCGTCGCTCATCAGTCAGTCTCCTCGGTTCCATGAGTGGAATGCCCTATCACAGATCGCATTTCAGGGCGACGCACGGTAATCAACCCATTTCCCATGAAACTGATCGACTACCGTCCGTTGTTCTCCTTTGGATCCGTTACCCGAATTTAACCGTCACGGACATCACGCGCCCGTCCTTAATTGTCGCGGTGACCGGGTAGCTCCCGTCACCGTAGCCGGTGCCTACACAGACCCCTAGACCTTTGAAATTGTGGGCTGTGGGTTCCCCGGGTTTGTCGTACTGTGCCAGCGTGTTACAGAACTCACCCCAGTCATGGCCGGGGTTTTTATACGCGTCATTAGGCAGGATGTAACAGGGATCGCCAATCCAACACAAGCCGGCATCTACGCTAATATGTCCTAGGTTCAGTTTCATCTGTCTCCCCTTTCTAGAAATTCGCCACACTCCTCCTCTTGGCCCGTCAGACGTGATATCTGCTCTGCATACGCCCAGTAGTTCCCGAAGGAGATCACCGCGTGACGGCCCGTCAGCCGGCTCCACGGTGCAGTCTGGACGGGGGTGCCGTATTTCTCCCCGACGACTTCCACCAGTTCGATCCCCTCCACAACGGCCTCACGGGCTGGATCTCGCCCAAACCCGCCCCGCCAGAGGACGGTATCTCCGACACGCAGATCGTCCATTACAACCGCCCCTGAACCGAGAAAGAGCTTTTATTCTCGGAGACAAACGTGCCGTCAGACCACTGGGCTGAGAGTAATTCCCACAATTCCCACACTGTATCGCTGGTGACGTACGACGATTCCCACTCTCCGTTATCGCGCTCCGCGTTAAAATTCTGCTCGCAGTCTGCCGCGTAACGTTTGGCGTCGTGGGTGCCGAGTCGCGCCAGTATTTCTAGCTCGCCAGCCGCGTCAATCCAAGCGTACGAATCCATTACAGAGTCTTGTAAAGTCATAGTGTCTCGCTCTCTCGCCCGTTGGGCGGTGTTCGGTTGCAGATTAAGCGCGGCTCAGAGCCAGCCAGCCGCGCCAAGAAATACGTACGCTCCGATCAGGCCGGTCGCTATCGACAGCGTGACGCGCACCGGCATATCATTTGAGTGTCGGCAGAGGGTTGCGACCAGACCGACCGAAACGCCGATTATTAGCACGATCTGAATAGTCTCGTTCATTCTCGGTATCCGGTAAACCTGCGGTCTATGCTGATCGTATCGTTTGAGAATATGGTAATTCTAGTCATTGTCTGCCCCTCGTTCGTGTAAACGGTGGCCGGAGGAACCGCTCCGGCTCGGCTGTCGGCTCAGTATATAGCGATTCCCCGATTGTAATAACTGTCGGCGTCCGCGCCGTCTGGCACGTCGCCGGGTCGGAGGATATACAGCGCCGCGCCGCGTGGGTCACCCTGCACGTAATACGAGAGCGAAATATTCAGAACTTGGTCGAGAGAACCTTGAAGCGTGGCCGGTTCGACGAGGTTTGTAATCACGCGCTGATTCCGCATTGAAACTATGGTTTTCAGACGCTTGATCGCGCCAGACTCACGATCCGCGACTGTGGCGACGAAATGCCGACCCGTGCTGGGATTAGACCAGAATGGGCGGTTGTTGCGGTTCTCGTCACGCTC